TATCTCCATCTTGAGTAAGTGATCTACCAACAATAGAACCTGTTTGGAAATACATATTCAGTGCTTCCGCTGGATTGTAGTTAGTTCCATTACCAAGATCAACTTCTGCAAGCCCGTCCATATCTAAGTAAACACCATCCGGCACCATTCGAGATAATACTTGTTGTAGCTTTAAATGTGTTAATTGAATCATATCAGCAAATCCAATACACTTACTCACTAAAGATTCAATACGCCCTTTATACATTCTAGGTGCACATAAAGCATAATTCATTTCTACTTTAGTTGTATCAGCTGAGGGTCTAGACATGTTTTCTGCTAGTTCCCATTTAACCATTTCATTTGAGCCTAGCACTTTGGCTCCTGTATATAAAACCTCAATAGATCTTGACACTCTTTCAAAGTTGTCATTTTCTGGTGGATTAAATGAATCTGGCTTCTCTAAAGCTTTTAATAATCCTTGCGGCGTTTCTTTTATTTTAAATACTTGGTTGTGGTATGTCTTATAATCAAAGTACAATACTTGAACGGTGTTTTCATCGTAATTACCCCATCCAGTTAAATACTGGCTATTGCCTGGCATTTTCTGAATTCTTTCAAGTTCTTTTTCCGAAATATTTGGAAATTCTTTTTTAAGCTCAGGTATTGTTATAGATTTAACTTCGCCTATATAATATACGTCATCAAAATTAGGATCTTCAGTATAAGAATAAACCACATAAGCAGGGTCTACATAATCAACTGTAATTCCTTCAGCTGTATTAAAACCTGTTTTAGCACAAGCAATACCTAGCACGGTTAAATCCATGTTTAATCTTCTCCTAGTAAGATCATATTTATTTTGAGCCAGCACGGTTGATATTGCTTCCTCCTCTGCTATTTCTACGGATTGCTTATAGCTTAGTTGCATATGCAATTCAAGCTCGTCCTTAGACTCTGGTATAGTATCAATATTAGGTGTTTGATACAAATCAATACCCAATGTTTGCTTTAAGCTATCTAAATACTCTCTAGCTACCATGTCTTCGTAAAGCATAGAAGCGTAATCAGTTCTTTTCTTTATTGAAGCTGGATCTTGAGCATAGGCTTTAATATCGTAAGACTTTCCAGATATGCCATTTACCACTATGTCTACAAATTTAGATAAAATAGGCACTGGCTTCCAGTCTAAGTTTAAATAAGATAAATCACCATTTATAGATAGTTCGTCTTTGTATTTTTGTATAGACTGCTCACCTCGAGCATATAATCTTAATTGGTGAAATTGATTCCAACTAGTTAAGTATCTATTACCACTAGTACGACCTTGACCAAACCACTCGTATTCGATAGCTTGACCAACTTGCGTCCCGTATTCCCAGCTTGCTTTTTCTGCATCGCTCACTACTTGACTAGGAAAAGAGCTATTGGTGTTAGTATATATACCCATTTAACTTATTATTTTTGATGTTGAACCTTTATTATCGTACTTTTTAAAACCTAAATCTACCGCTTGTGGTTTTTGTCTAGGTGCTCCGGGAGCATATCTATGTTTGTTACAAGCCATTAAGGCAAGTCCAGAACTAATAGACGCATCGTGTTTTGTTCTGTTGTTAATATTAAATTTAGCCCAATCTTCTAATGTTCTTTGAAAATACGTATCTCCATAGCCTGTTTCTTTTTTTCCTACAAAATCATTTATATAAGTTTCTATAGCCGCAGCATGTGCTTGTTTAATATCTTCACTGGAGTTTGGTATTCCGCCCAACTCTCTTTCTGTTACAGATAGTTTGTTATATTTTTTATCAGGTCTGTTAATTGAATAACCCCTATAGCCTCTTCTTTTAAAATGATACAACAATCTAGGCTTATTGTTTTCAGCTAGTATTGGCATGCCATAAAATACGCAAGCCATTAAAACGTCTTCAAAAAATATTTCAGCAGTTTGTGGCCGAGATATGTATTCTAAAAAAAACATATTTGGTGGCACATCTTCCATTGAAAATTTTGTTAAACCGTGTAAAGCTCCGTTAGATCCTCTGCCGTCCACAGTGCCCGATATGTCATATGGATCACAGCCAAATGCTCCGCAGTGATCATTGCCAGGATGATTAGTTCCATTTTTTATATATCTTTTATTTTGAAGATGCAATGGTGGAACCCAAGTTACTAAAAATCTGCCATTTTTATTTGGCACGAATATTACTTTAGTATCTTTATGTCCGTTTTCCCATTGAAAGCTTCCTTGTGTTAACTTAATTGAGTTTTTAAGATCTTCATTAAAATCTATTTGCTCGTATATTTTTGTTAAGTTAAATAAAGATTGCTTAGACTCATCTCTAAACGCATGCTTAGTTGTGCGTGGAAATTGTCTATAAAATTCATTTAAACTATCTTGGTCAGATTTTAAACCTTGTACTTCATTATCCCAATATTCTATTACACCTTGTGTTATTTTTGTTCCGTGAGGATCTTCTACTTCTTTCTTGGGTGTATTGAATACAGGAAAGCCATAAGAATCAATGTATCCCTCGTAGTTCCATTCCATAGGTATGAACAAAGAATATAATCCTGAGCGAGTCTGTCCATTGGCATTTCTTTGTGTAACGTCTGAATTGACATAAAGTTTTTTAAAGTTTGCGCCTCCTTTATCAAGTGAATTTGACGTTGACCCCATCATACACTTCCCAATAACTCTACTACCTAATCTAAGGGTGGTCTTCGTAACACGCCAGTTGTTGAGGATGTTGTTCGGCCTTTCCCACTTCCCCGATTCGTCGTGGACGAGGAGTTTAAGCTTCTCTCCATCGTAGGCATTGTCGCCGGTATTTTTCCAGTCAATGGTGGTGTCCAGACCGGTAATTTCTTGGACCTTTGTATTGGCATCAAGTTTTCTACGGGTAAATTTGGAAGCGGGGACTCTATAGGCAAGTTCTGTCTTCGGCCTGTCCATACCGTCTTGGATCGGTTTGAAGAAAAACGGGTAATTAACGGAAATTGGTACCACCTTATCTGTGAACATCTTCTTAGCATCGGCACCAGATTTGGACAATATTCCGAACCGTGAATCTGAGGATATTGTCGCAAGGTTGACCGATTCAGCTGAGGACATAAATGAAAAGCCTGATCGACGGTTTTTAAGATAACACATTCCATAAGCCCTGACATCGGCTTTACAAGCTTCCCAGAAAATATAGAATAATCTATTTGATTCCCTAAAGTCCGGCTGCCCAACGTCGATTTTACTCCACTGCAGGTACATATAATTAGTGCCAGTAATGTAAGTAGGAATGCCTTTGTTAATAAACCAAAAACCTTCTTCACGCCTTGTAAATTCTTTGTCAATATAGTCATACCATTTTTCTTTAAAGTCTAACGGATATTCTTCCCAGTCAAACACTGATTTAATTTTATTTAGTTGCTTTGGATATGGTGTATAAGTCCATTTGTCTTTTTCAAATTCAACAACATCTTTTTGTTTTGGCAAAGCAATTTTAAGGTTTTGTATTTCATAAACCTCACCTATTTCACCTGTTTTACTTATAACTATAAAGTCATGCTCTTTGTTATAGCCGTAATCCCATTTTTTATACCTATTCATTCTACTTAGAACTTTAGGCTTGATATGGTCTTTTAAGACTTTATATAATGTTTGATTATACATTTTTAGATCTTCCTTCTGCAAAACCTTTAAAAGATTTTTCTTCTTTTACTTCTTTAGGTTTTTCATTTAACAAAGCTTCTTCAGCTTCTAATCTACTTAGTATTTCAAACGCATCAAATATAGCTAGCTTTTTTGTAGCTGCAGCATTTTTTAATCTATCAGCTGTGATATCGTCTCCTGAATCAACAATGGCTTCTTTAGCTACTTTGATTAGTTCCTCAACTGCGACTTGCCCAGCTTGGATTATATTCAACTTCGTTTCCTTGGTATTCATATTTAATTACAATATCATTAGATTTCATACAATATAAACGCTTGCCATCAACTAAAAATTCCCATTCACCGTTTGGTGTGTAACCTACAAGGTCACCTGGGTTAATATCAAGTGCTTTTAAAGAGCTATTACCGTATTTTAATATACCAATAAGGCTTTGCTCTTTATCTAGCGTTAAAGACTGATTGTCTTTTATCGGGGTTATAAAGCAGCGGTCACCAAATGAGTGCCAACCTTCTTTATTTTTATATAGATAGATTTGATCTATCGCACAAAAATGTAAATTATCTTTGAACCAAGATCTACTTTTCTTTTTTTTTCCTTTCATGTCATAGAATACTCTAAACACGTTTTGGTGTATAACAATTATATCACCTATTTCAATACCTGTATTAAATGCTTTGGGAGTTTCTAAAACTTTAGCTAACCTGTTTACAAATTTAAAATCCTCTATTTTTGTATTTACAATTAACTCTTTATTACCAACCTTAACTTTATTACTGTATTTATCACCTAGCGGCTCAACAATAAAATCGTAAAGACTTCTCATCAATATTCTAAATCGTATTCAACGGATATTGCCATGTTAGAATTAAATTTTTTCCATGGCATTACCTCGTTGTTTTTCTTTATGTGAATATTGTAAGAACTATCAGATTCGTCTAAAAGTATATGTGAAATTTCGTGACCCCCATATACTTGTTGACCTACAGAATAGTGCATAGCATCATTTTTGTAATCCGAACCAATACTTATTTTTCTTACAATTGAAGACATTACTTAGCTACTTTAAGTTTATCTTCATCTTCAGTTTTAGTATACTCGCCAGTTTTTAAATCAATAGTTATTGATCCGTATTCTTTTTCTAGTTCAACCTTAAACTCTTCAACCGTTTTGTTTACATCTGCAACAGCGTGAAGCAAAGAATGCTTTTGAGTTTCAATCATGCCAATTTGATTAACTAATTTGATTAGTTTATCTTGGTTTTCATTTACAGTTTTTAACTGCTCTTTTGTAATTTTTTTAGCTTTAGCCATAATTTGATTTAATTTAATTGTTTATATTGATATAGTTACATGTTTTATTGTTATTTACCTGCTATTAAATTAGTAACAGTTGTTACATCAGATAAAACATAATCTACAACTACTGGAAACCACTCTCCTTGAGGTAGGTTTATAAAACTAACAGATTCAGCTAGTGTTGGTAATCCAGGTGTTGCTTGTATCCTGAATGTTGCACAATCACAGCCTGGATCGGCGCCTTGAGGAGTTATAGTAATTAAATCTCCATTTAAATAACCCGTACCAGCTGTATTAACAGCCACTGTTTGAACAACTCCATCTACAGCTGTAAAGTTAACAGTTAAACCAGTGCCGCTTCCACCTGCTGTATCAATATTGAATCGAGCATCTTCATATCCAGTTCCTCCATGCCCAGTGAATCCAGGTGAAGTAAAACCAGTTATAACACTTGGCCCTACAGCACCTACCGGTATTACGTTAAGTTTGTCTCCAGCTGCACTAGTTCCTACGTATATAACAGAACCGTTTAAAGAATCAGCCGCGGTTAAATTAGCTGCTAAAATAGGAGTTACTGTTTGAATGTCATTTGTGATAAAATCAGGTTGATTACCAAATTGTCCCATAATTTTTTTATTTATTTATTACTTATTGATTTATATTTCTCAAAACCACGTGAACCAAAGTAAGCCACGTATACGGTTGTTAATAGTTGTTTTAATAATTCTATCCACTCCTGTTCTACAGTAAAAGATATTTCGTGATGGCTATCAACCCATATAAAAGCTATAGCCATAAATGATAAAAATATAAGCGCCATAGGGCGTGTGTTTTTACTAAGCCACGAGTCTGACGTCATATCAGATTCCCAACGTTTTGTTATTTGGTCTTCAGCCGTAGCAGCTGCTTTTTCAACAATAACCTGTATGTCTTTTTTGATTTGAAGTTTTTCCTCTTCAGTAGTTGTTAGCCTATCAATAACGTCACCAACATCTTTGATAACGTTACCGCTTAGCCATTCCCAAATTTTTTTCACTATTTTCTAGGGTCAGGGTATTTTATGTTCTTAGACGGATCATAATCTGGGCTTTTTACATACTCACTTTGAGGCACAAATGCTGAAGACCTTTTTGAAGAACGCTTTTCACCTGCATCGGAAGCATCAGTAGTATCATAATCCACATCACTTCCTAAGCTATTAGCTTTTTTTACTCTTTTCTTTAATACTTTTAATTTACGATCGAAAGCTTCGTCTACGTCCTTAGTCCCGAAAGTTGCTCTTGAAGCATCT